AATCCTAATGGTGACTATCGATATTGAAGTAAAATGCGAAAATGGTTTTCCAGACCCAAAGGCTGCAGATGAAGAAATGTTATCCATCACAATCAAGAATCATCAGAACAAAAAGATTGTGGTGTGGGGTGTTGGTAAGTTTACTACAAATCGTGATGATGTAACCTATATTGAGTGCGAAAGTGAAGTACATCTACTCAAGGAGTTTTTAATATTCTGGGAGAAGCATCAGCCTGACGTTATTACTGGATGGAATACAGAGTTCTTTGATATTCCCTATCTTTGTAATCGCATCAAGAAAAAGATTAGTGAAGATGAACTGAAACGTCTATCTCCTTGGGGTAGTGTCCAAGAACGTGAAGTTTATAAAATGGGACGCAATCACCAGACGTATAATATACAGGGTGTGGCTGCACTTGATTACTTTGATCTGTATCGCAAGTTCACCTATACTGCACAAGAGTCCTATCGACTAGACCACATTGCAAAGGTAGAACTAGGCGAGAGTAAAGACGGTAATCCATATGATACATTTAGTGAATGGTATCAGAAAGATTTCCAATCGTTTATCGAATACAATATACAGGACGTTGAGATTGTTGATAAACTAGAAGATAAGATGGGCCTCATTGCACTCGCACTTACGATGGCTTATGATGCAAAGGTTAACTATACTGATGTTCTTGGTTCAGTTCGTTATTGGGATGTACTTATATACAATTATTTAAGAAATAAAAATATCATCATACCACAAAAAAGTAAAACTACTGACAAAATAGAAAAATTTGAGGGTGCTTATGTGAAAGACCCACAAGTAGGTATGCATAAGTGGGTTATGTCATTTGACTTGAACTCACTATATCCACACTTGATTATGCAATATAATATATCACCAGAGACATTAGTAACAGATTGTAAGAAGGTGGATGGTCTGGTAGACAAGGTATTAGAAGGTAAGGTTACAAATAAGACTGCACACTGTATGACACCAAACGGTGCGTTCTTTCGTAAAGACAAACGTGGTTTCCTTCCTGAGATTATGGAGAGTATGTATAATGATCGTGTCAAATATAAAAAACTTATGTTGCAAGCTCAACAAGAGTATGAAGACACTAAGAAATCAAGTCTCCTCAAGGATATCTCAAGATACAATAATATCCAGATGGCCAAGAAGATATCCCTTAATAGTGCGTATGGTGCTATTGGGAATAATTGGTTTAGGTATTTCGATCTGTTGGTTGCTACTGCAATTACAACTAGCGGTCAATTATCTATACGATGGATTGAAAAGGCTCTCAATGTCTATCTTAACAAGATTCTCAATACAGAAAAGGTTGACTACGTTATTGCAAGTGATACGGATTCAGTATATATCACTTTTGAGAAATTGGTTGATAACGTGTTTGATGAAGGAACTGACACTAGAAAGATCGTCAATTTCTTGGATACAATTGCAAAAGAGAAGTTGGAACCTTTTATCAATAACAGTTATGAAGCACTTGCTAAAGAAATGAACGCATATGACCAGAAGATGGTCATGGCTCGTGAGGTCATTGCAGACAAGGGTGTATGGACTGCAAAGAAGAGATATATTCTCAATGTCTGGGATAGTGAAGGTGTAAGGTACAATGAACCCAAGTTAAAGATTATGGGTATTGAGGCAGTCAAATCAAGTACACCAGCACCATGCAGAGAGAAGATTAAGGAAGCACTCAAGATTATCATGGACGGTGATGAGAAAATGCTAAATACCTTTATACAGGAGTTTAGGAAAGAGTTTATGACATTATCACCAGAAGAGATCGCATTTCCAAGAAGTGTGAATGGTATAGAAAAGTTTTCAGACAATGCAATGAGTCGTAAGAGATCATTTGAGAAAAAACAAGAACGTGAAAGTAAGAAAAGAAAATCACAAACTTTGATAGGTACTCTTGATGGTGAAAACATTACATATGGATTATTTGCAGCTGGAGCTCCTATGCACGTTAAAGGGGCCATCCTATACAACCATTTACTGGAGAAAAATAAACTTAGCAATAAGTACCCCTTTATAGCTGAAGGAGACAAGGTGCGATTCGTGAACATGAAGCAACCCAATATCTATCAGTCATCTGCATTTTCTTTTATCACTTCTTTTCCAAAGGAACTTGATATTATGGACAGAATAGATTATGATACGCAATTTACAAAATCCTTCGTAGAACCTCTTAAATTTATTACTGAGAAGATGAGCTGGTTAATAGACAACAGTTATGGTACACAAGGTACACTAGAGGACTTTTTTTAATGCGGGCGTGGTATAATGATATTACATTAGATTACCAATCTAAAGACAAAGGTTTGATTCCTTTCGCCCGCTCCAATTCACGGATATAATATGATGAAAAATGAATTTACTAATATATATGAAAAAGAACTTTGGGGCCGGGGAAAAGGTTCTGGTGCTGGAAGTAGACCAAAGTTTAATGCACCATATATTTCATTTTTAGAAAACTTTTTAAGAGACAACAATATTAAAAGTGTAATTGATTTTGGGTGTGGTGATTGGCAATTCAGTCAGTATATTGATTGGGGGAATGTTAATTATCTTGGATTGGATGTTGTAGATTCTGTTATAGAGAATAATAAGAAACAATTTCCAGAATATTCTTTTATAAGTGATACTACCGTTTTCCCGTATCTAAAAGATAGAGAACTTATACTCATAAAAGATGTAATTATGCACTGGCCTAATGAAGAAATAATATCTTTTTTAGACAAACTTATAACCTACGATATAAAGATTCTTTTAATCAATCAATTTGGTCAAGGAAAAAACAGAAGACTTAAAAGGGTTGGTGGTTTTTCAAGTATAGATTATGATAAATTCCCATTAAATAAATATAATTCTGAATTGATTTTTACATGGAATAATAGACAAGCGGTTCTGATAAAATGAAGATTACTATTGCAAGACTGCGTTCTAACGTAAAATATAATGGCCCACTTGAAACTGTATTAGATAGTTTCTTTGAAAACTATGTCAAGTGGATGAAGGCAAACCCTCAACATGAATACAGAACTTATAATGTATCGTTAGACAAGAGTAGACCTAAACGAACTCCAGAGAATGTTGAATGGGCTGACGTAATTGTAATACCATCCGACTCTGAATTTAGATATCATGGTGAGTTACAGATGAACCCAAAAGATTTAGCAAAGTCTGAAAGTCATATTGAAAAGATTGCACCATACTTTGAGGGTAAAACTGTTATCATGTGGAGAAGTGACAGAGGTGATACAGAAGAGCTATATCGTAGTTTTTTACCAAACATCAAAAGATTTCATACAATAGATGAGATAGACTTTTCTGGTAATATTCATGGTATGAAGTATCACTTTATACAGACACTTAAAAACCCTCTTGCAGAAATGTTGGGTAACGAGAAGACGATAGACTTTGCATACTGGGGCCGCATGAAACATGGTCACGATAGAGAGAAAACCATAAGACAAATATATCGTGACCCTGATATATCCACAGTACTTGTTGGTGGATTTCCTTCTGGTGTTAAACGACAAGCTGCATGGATTAAGGATTGGAAACAGTTATATCCAATGTTAGAACCAGCAAAATGTACATTATGTTTTAATTGGTTAGACCCAACAGCAAGTACTGCACGTTATCCAGAAGCCCTTTCTATTGGTATGATTCCGTTTGTGTGGAGAGACTATGATAAGAATAACACGTATAACATTGATCCATTTCAAAGAGTAGATTCTTTTGAAGAATTTAAAAAAAAGGTATTGACTTTGCGAGATAATCATGATATTCTATTAGAACAATACAGAGATAATTACAAAAAAGTTCTTTTGACAGAGGACGAATATTTTGAACAATTTAGTGAAAAGATGGAGAATGTGATAAATGAGTGAAAAGATAACTAAATTTGATATTGATTTAGTTCCACATATTGAATATTACAGTGCTTATGTTTATAGAATTACTGTAACTTTTTTAGATGGAACACGGAAAATTTATATTGGAGCTCATAAAGGTTTAATATATGATTCTTATAATTTTTCATCAGAAAGTAAAGAGTTTTTAAAAGATTTGAGAAATCCAGATACTAAAGTATATTTTGAAATCGTAAAGAAAGGAACCACATACGATATGTTTGACTTAGAAAACCAAATGCTTGAAAAAGTAGATGCAAAAAATCCAGATAACAAAGAATATTATAACAACACAAATGGTGGGAGTAGATATACAGAGATGTCTGCTAAAGTTGAATCATATGCAAATTCTTTGAATGAAAAACTTAACAATGGAGAGTTAGACGAATATTTAGTGTCTACACCAATAAAAGAAGTTAAGGAATGGGATAAAGTTCAAGTTCGTGCAGATGAATTAACTGATGGTGATTATACAGCTAGTATAGCTGCAAAAATTAATAGCAAACTTGGAGATGTTTCGTTTCTTCCAGCAGGCCTCTCTTTTGATGGGTGGGGTGACTCAAAGTTATGGGTTGATGGTAATCAACGTCTTGATGGTGTAGATAAGTCCAAAAATGGAGAAGATATAATTCATTACCATCTTCCTAAAAAACTATGGAAACCATTAATCAAAAATAATGAAATCAAAGTTACATCAGCAATAGAAGATTTAGCTTCTGCAAGAAATCCTCATGTAGATTCACCACTAAATATGAAAACAAAAGATTGGGCTAAACTGATTGTTAATAGAAGTAAAGATTATGATCAAATAGAGTCTGATTTTAATTTAAGATATTTATTAGACAGAAATGTTGTTAACACAAAACCTGTCATATCAAAGGCTCAAAGTATATGGAGAAGTAATGAAAATGCAGAAAAGTTAAAAACAAATGGTAGATACCTTGAAACAAAATCACCAGAAGCAAAAAAACTTATCCAAGATGCAAGAGAAGAACTACAAAAAAAATATCCAGATGCTACAATTGTTACAGGAACAACAGCAACATTTGGAGTTGGTCATTTTGCAAATGCAATTTCTAAATTTGATGAAAAAGGAAACTTTCTTGGAATTGAGACACACCCAGAAGATAATCTAAAACTCATAATACCATTGGTATATCATGCTGGTAAAGATTGGGAAAAAGCTTGGGATGGTGGTGTTGCGAGTCAAACTAGAACATATACTGAGCAATTTATAAATAGTGCTGGTTATACTCTTGGTTCTTATAGATACGTTGATTTGATTGTGTCGGTTGCGAATAAGTAGAAGATGAAAATACTTTTACCCTTTCAAGACCCTTATAACAGGCCCCTCACTTACCCTATCGTAAGTGGGGGAACTGAGATGTTTATGAAGAGTATCAAAGAAAACTTTGATACTGTCGTTTATCAATTTCCCTATGAACAAATAACTTGGAAAAAACAATCTGATAAAAAAGAAATTGCAGAGAACATCGTGCATCTTGCAGAGGCTTATAAAGTAGATGTTATTGTCAGTAATTTTGCACAAGCAGTCTTCAATAACCAACATCTTATAAAATCAAATATTCCTATAATGTTTGTAGAACACTGCATTTACCCGATGGCAGCTCCAATATATAGATGGAATCAAGGAATTGATAGAGGACACTCTATGTTTTTTGTGTCTAAGTGGCAAGAGAGAAAATATAAAGAGATGGCAGAAAGAACTAACCAAAGAGTTCTTCCAATATCTGGTTATATAAATCCATCATATTGTAAAGTTAAACCAAAGATGGTAGAACAAGAATATGATTGTGGTACTATCGGTAGATGTGATAATGGAAAGGCTCCATTCAAACTTAAAAGTATGACAAAGGGTAGAGATATAAAAAGCCTTGTCATCACATCAAAAACACAAGTTGAGTCAGATATTAAATATTACGAAAGAAACAAAAATTGGGATGATGTAGTTTGGGATAGACCATATAAAGAAGTGATGGAAAATATATCTAAATGTAAAACTTACTTCTCAACGTGGACTAGTGAGACTTGGGGAATAACTGCAATGGAAGCTCTATCTTGTGGAATACCAATAATACTTAATTCAGATAAAAATGGTGATCATGCATCTGAGATAATACCAGCAGATAAATCTCACTACGTAAAAATACCTAAAGATGATAAGGACGCACTTGTAAAAGCTATCAAGTCTTTTGAAAATGTTGATAGAAAAGAAATTCAAGAGATGACTTGGGAAAAACACAATAGAAAAAAGTGGAAAAGTAATTTTGCAAATGCTATTGATAAAACAATAGAGAAGTTTAAGAAAACCCCTTGACAATTAACCCTCATACTGATATAGTCTTAATATGATACTGAATAAACCAGACGCAATATACGCTGCAACCAAATTAATTAAATACTTTGAGAATTTTGGTCGTATCGATGACTATTTTCGTGCAAGAAAGATAGAACGAGTTTCCAATATACCACAATCTCTACCTGGCTTTGGTCTGGAAGAGGATATGTTTCAAGACTATGATATGCATCCTAATGACATGAATTTCTCTGTCGTACAGGTGGAGAGAAAAACATTTGATACTATGTTAGAGATGGTTGCATCATTTTCTCCTGACACAGCGCCAGGTAAGGAAATGAAACTGGTTGTAAAAGAAACTAACACAAATACAGTGGTTGGTTTCATCAAGCTTGGTTCTCCTCTTATCAACTCTAAACCTCGTAATGATTATCTTGGTGATGTACCCGATTTACCTATATTCAACAAACGTGCAATCATGGGGTTCAATATCGTACCAGTACAACCCTTTGGATACAACTATCTTGGTGGTAAACTTATGGCTGCAATATGCAACTCACATGATGTACGTAGAATGTTGAATAAGAAGTATGATACTGAGTTCTGTCTGTTTGAGACTACATCTTTGTATGGTAATATCAAGGGTGGAAGTATGTATGACGGTATGCGCCCCTTTCTACGGTACAAGGGAGACACACAGTCCAAGTTTCTACTTACATTAGGAGAAGAACTATACTTTGAACTCAGAGATTGGTTCACAGAAAAAAACGATGGTGAAGACCTCATACACAAGGGTGCTAGTAGTAGAAAACTTAAAATGCAGACTAAGATGGTCGGTGTAATAAAGGCCAGTCTTAAACAACACGATACTCACGCATATAACCTATTCTGTAGTGCAATGGACAAAGCATCTGGAGTTACAACACAAAAGAGATTCTATATGGGTGAGTATGGTTATACCAATGTAAGAGACATTCTACTAGGTAAAACAACTCAACTAAACAAAGC